TATCCGAATCACACGGTGGCGATGACGGCACCGGACAAGCTGATCGGACTGTTCGCCGACTCCGAGGCGCGGCTGCGGGACGAGTACGCCGAGATCATCGCCGAGCCTCGCGCCCAGTATCGGGCGCGTCGCCTGCGCGCTCTGATCGAGACGGTGTCTCGTGAGACGGCCGAGCTGAAGAAACAGTCGGGCGTGTTTCTGACCGAGGTGCTGCCGACCGTGTATGCGACCGGGGCGACGTCGACGGCGGTGGCTGCCGGTGCAGCCGAGTACGTATGGACAGAGATCGGCCGGACGGCGATGCAGGTGCTCGCTCAATCGACGTTCGACAAGGTGCTACTCGCGACCACCTACATGGAAGAGGACGCGAAACGCTGGGTGCGTGATGCTACGAAGCAGATCACGATCCAGGGATCGCTCGAAGGCGAAAACGCTGCCGGTCTCGCCCGCCGGTTCAAGCAGCTCGCACCGAAGGCGGTGTCGGCGACCGGGGCACCGATGCCGATCTCGGCGATCACGTACGCCGACGGATCGGTTCGCACGATCGACACCTACGCCGAGATGCTCTTCCGTACGGACACGGCGAAGGCATACAACCAGGGTGTCATCACCACCGGCGACGAGTTCGGGGTCGTCGCATATGAGTTCTTCGACGGCTCCGACTGCGGGCTGACTTCGCACGATGACCCTCAGAAGGCGAATGGCATGATCGTGTCGAGAGAGACTGCGCTGCGGCACCCGATCAGCCACCCGAACTGCGTGCGGTCTGCCGCTGCTCGGCCCGACCTGGGCGTCGACTCGATCGGTGTGCTCGACCCGACGCAACCGACGGCGACCTCGAACCCGACCGATCTCTTCGTAGCAGACAAGCCGACACCGCAACTCGGCCGGTCTGATCCTCGCACGGCAGCTCAGACCACGTACAAGCGCCCTCCGGTGAAGCCTCCGAAGGCTAAGCCTGCGGTGAGGGCTAACCCTGGGGTGAAGGCCAAGCCGCCGTCTCAGGCCAAATTAGCGCCATCTGCTGCGAAGCCACCGGCAGCGTCGAAGCCTCCGGCAGCGAAGAAGCCGCCAGCGAAGAAGCCACCGGTCGACCCGATCGAGCAGGCGAAGCGCGAAGCGGCGAAGATCGAAGAAGCTCGCAAGGCTGCGATCGCTTCGAAGTTCGCCGAGCGTGCCAGGGTTCAGGATGAACTCGGCGACCTGCTCGCAGCTTGGGAGATCTCGCCAGATGAGTTCCTGAACGCCGACCGCCGCGTCGACGCTATTCGGTCGGGCCTGCGGTCGGACGCGAAGCAGATCGCGTCGAAGACATACGACGACATGCCGGTGCGCGAACTGTCGATCCCTCCGCCTCTGCGACGACAGACCGACCTGGCGACCGGCAGATCTCGCATGGTCCGAGATCAGGCCGAGTGGGAGTGGTACGACGCGCTGCCAGACGCCGAGCGGCAGGCGATGCGTCGGAAGTGGTTCGCTGAAGATGCCAGGACGAACCCCGACCAGATCGGCAACGCCTGGGACTTCACCGGGAACACGAAGATCACGACCGATGAGGGCGTCGACCTCTGGCTGACCGAGGTTCGCAAGGTCGACGGTGCGACCGACATCGCCCAGGGCAGGGCGACCCGCTTCGTGAACGCCGACGAGGTGTTCGACGGCTTCGACTCGCCGACCGTGAACGGCCTGCGAGAGCTGGGTCTGCCGGTGTCGGAGATCATCGGCGAGACCGGTGCGGTCGGCTCGGTGCCGAGGTTGCCGAAGTTCCCGCCTCCGACGGCGGAGCAGATAGCGGCACGCGAGCGGCAGGTGAAAGATCTGGCCGAGTTCCGCAAGGCCGAGAACCTGGCGCAGCGGAACCTGGCAGCGGCGAAGCTGGCGGCAGCGGAGCAGGATCAGCTCGTCGCCCAGGCTGGCGGTATCTTCCAGGCGAAGACCTCGTCGCCTCGACCGTTCCAGATGACGCCGGAGGAATACGCCGCGGAGCTGACGTCGATGCGAGCGAATCAGGAAGTCATCGATGCGATCGACGGGTTCCTCGACGGCGACGTGTACGCGCCAGGATCGCGGCCTGCGCTCTGGCTCGGCCGGTGGGAAGAACTCGTTCCGTTCGATCTCGACATCGACGACCCGGTCGGGTCGTACGAACGGCTTCGACATATCGCGGTGCGGGCGAACATGGTCGACGAGGCTGGCAACCTGATCGAAGAGACGGTCGACGAGGCGCTCGTCGAGGCGGCAGCGAGGGCGGCAGCGGTGAACGCTCGGCTCGATCAGCTCGACGACTTCTGATCGGATACAATCCGGGTATGACACGAGATGAAGCGCTGCGAGCGCGTCGATGGTTTCTCAACGCACCGACCTACATCGACGGCGATGACCGGGCAACGCTGCTCATCGAGGACGACGACGAACGCCAGGATCAGATCCTGGCGGCTGCGATCGCATACAACAAGCGTGCGAAGGCGGAGCGGGCGAGAGTCGCCAAGTCTGGCTGATCGAGCTTAGAGCGGATGCTAGGGGCCTCTGCTGTAAAACGAGATGAGACCCCCGACCCGAGGGCCGAGGGTCTCGCTCCCTGCCGCTATATGTTGGCAGCGTGGTCGAGGTTGCTCTTGCCCGGAAGGTCTTCGACCTGCTCAGCGACCCAAGCCTTGACGTCGTTGGTCTTGCCGTGCTGTGACTGACCGCCACCGCCTGGATTGAACCGCATGCGACCGGCTGCGATGACCTTGCCGTCGGCCTTCTGAGTTACCGTGCAGACCAGCTTGCCCTGGAAGAAGACATCGACTATGAACTTGTCTTTGTCGTCTCGGTATGGCGAGGACTTGAAGTCGCCGACTTCGACGTCTTGGTGAGCTGCGACCAGCTTGGCGATCGTCGGGTTCAGCTTCACGGTCCCGGCAGCGAGTGCTGCCTGCGCTTCGGTCGCTGCCTCCGCTGCCTTCGCTTCGGCCTGTGCCTTGCGCTCGGCCTTGAGCTGCTGGGCGATCGCCCGTTCGGCTGCACGCTCCGCTGCGTCGGCCTTCGCTGCCTTCGCTTCGTTGCTGATCCCGTTGGTCCATTCGACCGGTGCGCTCGGGAAGCAGACCGAGCAGAGGATCTCGCCAAGCTCGGCGACCGCTTCGGCTTCGGTCTTGCCCGACAGCTCGGTGATCCACGAGTACTGCGTGGTGATGAAGCAGGTCGAGCAGTTCAGGCTCCGGTGAATGTGGCCGTTGTTGTTGCGTACGAGGAAGAACCGGCTCCAGCCGTCGTACTTCGCTGCCTGGCGGTCGGCGTGTTCCTGGGCGATGCGCAGGGCACGCTCGGCGGCGGCGACGACTGCTTGTGCTTCGAGGATCTGGCCGTCGATGTGGGCTGCGACTGCTGGGCGGGTGGTTGTTGTGTTGTTGTTCATGTAGACACCTTAGCGCGTTACCTCAGCCTTGACGCGTTACCGGGTGAAATATCTGAAATTATTTGTGCGACATCGTGTCGACCCGCACCCAACCTCGACCGTCAGCCTCGCCGAGACCGGCGACGATCGAGAAGGTGTCGCCGTAGGGCACGACCTCGGTCGTCACCTCGGCATACTCGACCTGTGCGACGTGCGTGGCGTACGCTGCGAGCCACTTGGCCTTGCCGGTGAGCCGGACCCAGTAGCGGGTTCCGAGGCCATGAGTCTCGCACATGCGCCATCCGGCGTCGGTGAGTGCGTTGCTCTCGTCGAGCATCGAGTCCCGAACGAACTCCGGGAGGATCGTCATCCCGAAGTCGTGAGCCTTGCGGAAGGTGATCTGGCCTTCGGCGAGTTCGGTCCTGCCGGTGATAGCTGCGAGTGGTTCTAGTTTCATGATTCCTCCATCATTGCTGCTTCGACTGCCGCTTCGAATGCGGCGATCTCGGCGAGGCGTGCTTTGGTTGCGGTGATCTTCTTCGAGATGCCAGCGAGTCGACGACTCGCCCGAGGGTTGATGCAGGCCTGCTGGTATGAGCTGACGAGGTCTGCGAGCTGAGCGGTGAGTGTTGCTTTCTCGCTCATGCTGCGACCTCGACGTAGGCACGGATACATGCACCGGCGAGGGTGTCGTCGAACATGTCGTGAGCGTGATGATCTGAGATGTACTCGCCGCAGATCATCTTGAACGTGTTGATCTCGGCGTCGATGTCGACGGTGAGCGTCACGCTCGTTTCCCAGCGGGTGCCGGAGTCGAGAGCGTCGAAGGTGATTACCTTCGAGCCGTTAGCGAGCCGCATCGTGCACTTGTGGATTGCGGTCCAGCGGTAGGTGGTTTCGGTGGTTGCTTTTTCGTTCATGAGTACACCTTAGCGCGTTACCAACGACTTGACGCGTTACCGGGCGAACTTTCTCGAAATTATCACGACGACCGGATCGCGTCCCGACCCGGCGGGCATCACCTGGCAGGCTGAAGCGGTGAGTCTCACCACGCGCCTAGCTGCCGCAGCGAACCGGATCGAAGCCAACCTGCTCGCCGACACCTGCACGATCGAACGACTCACCGAGTCGGGCACCTTCGACCCGATCACCCTGGCAGAAGACCCGCCGACGACCTCGACGATCTACTCCGGGCAGTGCCAGTTCAACTCGCCGTCGATGGCTCGCAGCGAGGAACTCGCACGGATCGGCATCCGGCTCGCCGTGTCGACTATGCGGATCACCTTGCCGATCGGGGCGACCGGCATTCAAACCGGCGACCGTGTCACCGTCACCGGGGCATCGTTGTTCCCGGAACTCGTCGGCCTGGTCGGGCCGCTCGTGATCGGGAGTCGCACGTCGATGTCGACGGTGCGTGAAGTCTTCGCCGACCTCGAAGAACGGGAACCCTAATGCCGATCAACCTCACCCCAGAGGAAGGCGCAGCGCTGCTACGCAGGGCAGCGAGCGAGGCAGAGGCGAAGGCCAGGCAGATCGTCTTCGAGGGTGCCTCAGAGCTGCAACGGCTGACGATGGCGAACTCGTCGGGGCGACCTGGTCCGATCGAAAGATCGGGTGACTTCCGCCGATCGTGGACTCTGTCGATGCTCCTTGGTGGGCAGGGAAAGGTCGGAGCGGTCGTCGGCAACAATTCACCGCAGGCGATGCGACTTGAGTTCGGCTTCGTCGGCACCGACCGCGCTGGCCGCGTGTATCGCACGGCATACCCGTACCCGTCGATCGGGCCTGCCGCTCAGGTCGTCGGGCCGAAGCTCCGAAAGATGCTCGTCGAAGGCATGGGCAAGCAAGCGCAATTTCTGAAGGGTGGCATCTGATGCCGATCACCGTCTCGACTCGAAGCCTCGACCTGTTCACTCGCCGCGGTAACACCCGCGTGCTCTGGCGGTCGACGGTACACACGACGCTCGACGTCGCCGACGTCTCGTGGGGATCGGTCGGAGTCATCGATCTCACGCCGAGACTCGTGGCGGTCGACACTTTCCGCCAGGGCGAGTCGTCTCTGGTGATCCCGAACACGGGGGCCGAATATCAGCATCAGGTTCTGGAGTCTCGGACCTCGGGACCGATGGACCTCCGGCTGTACGCGTCGAAGGATCTCACCGACGAAGTGCAACTCCTGTTCACCGAGACCGGGTCGACGATCTCCGGCTGGGTCTACTTCTTACAAGACGTCCCGTACGCCACGGCGACCGACTCCGAAGGTGCCCGGTGCGACTGGGCACCCGTGTTCACTCGTGGGGCGATCAAGGACTGGTCGCCCTCGAACGCAGCGGCGACCTACACGGTCAGGCTCTCACCCTCGGCAGCGTTCGTCCGCGACGCGATTGTCGCGCCGTGAGCTTCGCAACAGCGACCGCGCTGGCGGTCTCGCATCTCACCTCGGAACTCGCCGCTCACGCTGGCGGTGTCGGCGACGGCGAAGCACCGGCCGGGACTCCGGCCTACCCGTTTCATATCGTCTACAACATCTCTGAGATCCGAAACGATCCAGGGTTCATCGACGACGACGGCATGTTCGAGACGGTCATCCAAGTCACGACGGGGGCGACGACTAGGCAGCTACGAGACCTGGCTGCTGACGCCGTGTCCGAGGCGATGCTCGTGTCGCCAGTGGCGTCTGCGCTGACCGCTTCGGGGGAAACGCTGACCGTCATCGGCAGAGTCTTCGATGTCAGAGCGAACGACGACATTCAAGAGGGCCGAGTGTTCTCGGTGGCGCAGCGGTTCCTCTGGCTCTGCGCGGTCGCTCCGACGCCGTGATCCGATCGCGTCCCAGGGTCGGCCCGCTTCGGTGGCAAGCTCTGAAGATGCCGCAGAAGACGATCACGCTCTATCACCCCGACGGACGCACGAAACAGGCGTTCCCGTTTGCAGAGGTTCTCGAACGCCAGGCGGCGCTCGGGTTCACGGTCGCCGCGGCGAAGTCGAAACGTAAGAAGGCCGACCCGGCCGAAGACACAACCTCGAAGGATTAGGTCATGGCAAGAGAGACACTCAAGGGGAACGTCGCCGTTACGTTCCTGACCACTGCGCAGGAACCAGCGTCGATGACTGCGATCACTGCCGCCGAGATCGGGGTAGGCGCTTCGCTGCTCGGCATCAAGGGCGGCGAAGCGATGTTCGAGCACTCAGGCTTCGAGCCTTCCGTGTCGACGATCAACGTGCCCGACTACATTTCGACCGAGACCGGCAACATCGTCGGTGAGATCACGTACGGCACCGGCATGATGCGGTTCTATTGGGATGACGTGACCCGGCCGATCTGGGATCTTCTGCCATCAGGGACCGAGGGCTTCGTCGTCTTCGGGCAGTCCGGCGAGGCGGTCGGGAACGAGTACATCGTGCACCCGATCTCGGTGGCGCTGCGAGATCACGACATGGACGGCAGCAACGTCGCATCGTCTTACACCGTGACCGTGTCTAGGGCCGCTCCGACCCGTGGCACGTTCGCCGCTTAAAGAAGGATCAGATCATGGCAAGAGAAACACTCAAGGGGAACGTTGCCGTCACGTTCCTATCTTCGGCACCCGCTGCACCTGCGGCGATCACCCAGACCGAGATCACGGCGGGAACCTCGCTGCTCGGCATCAAGGGCGGCGAGGCACTGTTCGAGCACGCTGGCTTCGAGCCTTCGGTCTCGACGATCAACGTGCCCGATTACATCAGCACCGAGACCGGCAACATCGTCGGCGAAATAACCTACGGCACCGGAACGCTCCGGTTCTATTGGGACGACGTGACCCGCCCGATCTGGACCGCGTTGCCTGCCGGGACCGAGGGCTATCTGGTCTTCGGGCAGTCGGGCACCGCTGCGACGAACGAGTACATCATGCACCCGATCACCGTCGCACTCCGAGACCACGACATGGACGGCTCGAACGTCGCCTCGTCGTACACGGTCACCGTGTCCAGGGCGGCACCGACTCGCGGAATATTCGCCGCATAGGTCGTTGGTCGTGCCATCATGATGCGATGAAGGCACACTGCCTTCGCACCACCTGTCGGGTTGCATGCTGACCGGTGGCACGACTGACAACGAAAGACGACCCGACATGGCCGATCAAGAATCTGTTCTCTCCGAGCTGCTGAAGCGACCTCGACGCCGCACCTCGATCAAGATGGCAGCAGACCCGAACCAGGCGGCTCGCCTGGCGGAGCTGCGCGATGAACTCGGCGAGCTGAAGCAGACGATCAGACGCGACGCAGGGTGGACCGACAAGATCGCCGAGAAGACCGCCGAGGTCGACGAGTTCGTCGACACGATCGAGGTCTGGGAGTTCGTCTTCGAGTCGGTCGGATCTCAGGCGATCGAGCAGCTCGAAGCGAAGCATCCGCCTACGGCGAAGCAGCAGGCCGAGCACCGGGCCGAGAACGGAAACGACACGCGGCTGACGACGAACCCGGAGACGTTCCCGCAGGTGCTACTCGCTGCGACGATGACGGGCATCGTGAAGCCTGGCGAGACCGAGATCTCGCCACCGTTGACGTTCGACGAGATCAAGGTTCTGTTCGCCTCTGAAGCCTGGACGCAGAACGACAAGGTGCGAATGTTCTGGCGTGCACGCGAGGCTGACGCGACTACGACCCAGATGTTGATCGGTGATCTGGGAAACGGTTAAGGGCCGATCTAGGGTTCAATCTTGAGATGGACTTCTGCCTTCGGGTAGGGCTTCGCCATGATGAATTCCTGGGCTGGCCCGACATCGAGCGGGCGAAGATCCTGGCGAAGATGGTGCATGACGCAGCGGTGCACGTCTGCGGTACGCGCACGGCCGACTGGTACGACGACGACGGTCGGCTCGCGATCCCTGCGCCGATGGAGCTGGACCTGCGCGAGTGTGAGGGTTGTCTGATCCTGGCTGAGGCACGCGAGAACATGACGGAGTCGGATCGCAAGCGGTTTCATTTCGGCTGGTCGCGTCCCGACCCCAACGGCGAGGGCTGACACCCTTAGGGCGTGGCTGACTACAACCTTTCTTACACCCTGACGGCTGACGTCGGGAACTACTCGAAGAACATGGGCGTCGCTGCGGGGGACACCGAAGCGCTGACGGCGAAGCAGGGCGAAGCGTCAAAGTCGACGAAGGGCCTCGGCGAGGACGCGGAGAAGACCGGCGCTAAGGCGAAGAGTATGGGCGAGGCTGCTGGCACCGCTGGCGGGCAAACCAAGGGCCTCGGCACCGAAGCAGGCAAGACCGGCGCGAACGCGAAGGACATGGGCGGCAAGGTCGAGAAGGCTGGCAAGCAGGCGAAGCAGACCGGCGCTCAGTCGAAGACCGCAGGCGAGTCGCTTCAGGGCATGGGCAAGTCGATGCTTGCGATGTCCGCGGCTGCGACGGCGGCGATCGTCGGGACGGCGAAGCTGGGCATGTCCTACGACCGCGAGTTCTCGAAGATCACCGGCCTGGTCGGCATCGCAAAAGAAGAAGTCATGGCGATGAAGCAGGAGACGCTCGGCCTGGCGGGCCGCACGGCGCAGGCTCCGCAGGATCTGGCGAAGGCGATGTTCACACTTCAGTCGGCGGGCCTTCGTGGTGCGACTGCGACCGAGGCTCTGGGCGTGTCGGCCGAGCTGGCTGCTGGCGGTATGGGCGAAGCCGGGACGATCGCACAGGCGCTGACGAGTGTGCTCGACCAGTACGGCGCGTCGGGTGTCGATGCTGCGAAGGCGGCAGACTTCCTCGCCTCGACCGCTCGTGCTGGCAACTTCGAGTCGTCTCAGTTGGCCGGTGGCCTTGGCAAGGTATTGCCGATCGCCGCTCAGTTGGGAATCTCGATCGACGACGTCGGCGGTTCGGTCGCTTTGCTGACCAGGGCGAACGGTAACGCGAACATCTCGATCACCCAGACAGCCGCGGCGATGAAGGTTCTCGCTGCTCCGTCGGGTGAAGCGGTGAAGATCCTCAAGGACGTCGGCTTGACGATGGGCGACGTCCGCGAGGTCGCTGCCGGTCCCGAAGGTTTCGTCGGTGCGCTCCGACTGATGCAAGAAGCAGCGGGCGATACCGAGTCCTTCAACAAGCTTCTCGGGTCGTCCGAAGCGATCCTGGCTGCGAACGCTATCCTGGCTTCGTCGAACGAGACGATCGCCGGGACGTTCGGTGCGGTCGCCGACGGTGCGGGCGTTGCCGCCGAGGTGTTCGCTGCCGCAGCCGAGACCGACTCGTTCAAGTACGACGCTGCAATGAACGACCTGAAGATCGCTGCGATCGAGTTCTCGACGGTGACCGTTCCGATCCTGACGACGGTCGCCGAGAAAGTTTCGGGCGCAGTGTCTGCGGTGGTCGGTTTCGTTTCTGGAATGCCCGAGCCTCTGAAGAAGTTCCTGGGCGGGCTGCTCGGCATCACTGCCGCTGCTGGTCCGGTGCTGCTGGCGCTGGGCAAGGTGTCGACGGCGTTCGCCACGATGAAGGCAGGTCAGCAGATCGGGCCGATGGCGTCAGGGTTCAAGACTCTGGCCGGTGGCATGGCGGCGCTTGGTCCTGCCGGACTCCTCGTCGGTGTGGGTCTCGGAGCGGCGGCGGTCGCTTTCATGAAGTGGCGCAAGGAAGCGAAGGAGGCGAAGGAACGGGCGACCGAGTACTCGGAAGTCCTGGCCGAAGCTCAGGGCCTGGTAACCGACTTCTCGGGGATCCTCGACACGAACACGGATGCGCTCGACGCTCAGAGCGAAGCGTTCGCAAACGTGTCGCCGGAGGGGCAAGCGTGGATCGCTACGATGGAGGGTCTCGGGCAGCTCGATCTCATCGACTCGCTGGTCGGCTTCGGTGCCACGCTCGAAGACATCATGGCGGTCGGCGACGGCTCTGCCAATGCCGAGCAGATGGAACGGTTCGTCGAGGCGCTGAAGTCTGCGCATCGGGCCGGGATCGAAATCAACACGCTGGACCTGGGTCGGGCGATGCAGAAGACCGCCGAGGCTGCGGAAGACGGCGCTGCCGCTGCGAACAAGCTCGCTTTCGAATACTTGAACCTGGGAGTCGAGCAGGGCAAGTGGACCGGTGATCAGGCGACGGCGGCGATCGCTGCGGCGAAGGCGACCGGCGCTCTGAACTATCAAGAAGTCGCACTGTCGAACATGGCTAAGCAGTACGAGTACGTGGCGTCTGGTGCCGCCGAGGTCGATCGTGAGAACGATGCGCTGGCGCTGACTCTGGGCATCACCGCCGACGAAATGGACAACGTGACACTGTCATCGGCAGAGGTCGCCGAGGCGGAGAAGGCACTAGAAGAAGCGACTATGCGGGCCGAGCGTGCCGGTAACGATCTGATCGACTCGCTGACCGTGCAGACCGAATCGTTCGATGGTGCACGCGAGGCGGGGTCGAGGTTCAAGTCGATGCTCGATGGGATGTATGGCACGCAGCAGGATCTCGACGCTGCGATCCTGAAGACGATCGGCGAGTTCGCTGATCTGAATGAAACCTTTCAAGTGTTCAACACCGAATACGACGCGACGAATCAAGAGCAGACCGCTTTCGTGTCTGGCTCACGCGATGCTGCGACGGCGATCCGTGAGCAGACGCTCGCCATGATTGCGAACGGCGCGTCGCTCGAAGAGGTCAACGCGTTCGAACGAGACCGTGTGGCAGCGCTTCAAGAGACACTCGAACAGTCTGGCCTGACCGGCGAGGCGATCGACGAACTGATCGCAACCTACGGCTTGGTCGGCGACGAGTTCAAAACGATCTTCATCGCCGAGACCGAGAAGGCAGCAGCCGATAGCGCTGCGCTGCTGGCTCTAGTCACTCAGTACGGGTCGACCGAGGTGTCGGCGCTGCTGGATGCCGACAATGCCAACGCTCAGAGGGTCATCGGCATCTCGCTTCTCGGGGTCGAAGAGTACGATCGCCTGGTCGCCGAGGCAGAGCTGACGGGCGACTGGTCACCGCTGGCGATAGCAATTGGTGAGGCGACCGCAG